TATATTACCGGTAGCGATATCTTGGAACTTAGCCATTTGAAACTCCTTGTCTTTGTTAAAGACTCCGTAGAGCCCTTAAGAAAGACAGCTCTGCCGAAACAGAGCCATCAATCATTGCTTAGTTAATTAAGCTGGTACAGCCAAAGCAATTGCAGAACCGTCACGCAACTCTTTCACACCGAACAATGTGTCGGCAGTGAACAAGTCACCAAGGTACTCTTGCTTGTACTGAGTCTGAGTACGTACACCCATTTGCTCAACTAGAACTGCGAAGTCCTTGTGACCTAACAAGCAGATACGATCGCCATCAGTAGCAGCGTCAGCGTTGCTAGAAACAAATACTGGAATACCGTATACGTTACCAACTTCACCTGAACGGATTGTGTTACCATTGCCTTCCTCACCAACGAAAGCTTGCTCAGTGAAACGTGCAATACCCATCAAAGTGTTACGTGTTGATGGAGGAACGATCAAGAAGCGACCGTCCATTGGTACATCGTTGTCATCCAAACGCTGAATAGATCTACGGATAGCAGCGTCAGTCAAAGCACCTGCAGTACCTGTGTAAGCAGTTGTACCGTCAGCACCTGAGTAAGCACCAGTGTAAGCAGCAGTACCGTCACCACCGTTAACACCACGACCCAACTCAAGGATCAATGAGTCAACTTTACGAGCCAAAGCGTAGCCTGCATCATCAGTGTAGAACTGACGCATAGAAGCCAAAGCTTGTGCTGAAACGATATCTTCGATCATGATTGAGAATTCCCAATGTTGATCGATGTTAACGATAACTTCAGTCGCTGTATCTGTGTTCAAAGTAACTTGTGAGTTAGCTGCCTTAGCGTTAGCTGATCCACGACCCGGTTTTGGAATGTGAACTGCGTCACCTTTCTTACCTTTGAAGTTCATCTTCTTGATAAGATTAGCTGCAACCAAATTCTTCTTGTATGTTGCAACAACTTCGTCACTCCAAATCTCTGGAATAAACTTAGCTGCTGTTGTAATTGTTTGATGTCCTGAACCTAAAGCCATTTTTAAATCTCCTAATATGAATTAATTATTTAACTCGACCTTCAGCGTATGCTTGCATGATCTCTTCCGACATCATCTCATAACGCATTGGATCTCGCATTTTTAAAGTGATAAGATCGACACGTTTATAAATAGGTTTTGAAGATTCACCCGAACCACCACGAGGAACTGCTGCAGCCTTTAATGACTGAGTACGCTTCTCTGTATCTGCCTTCTTTAGACTTTCATCAGCAGCTTGTACTTGCTGAGTCTTGATGTTCTTAAGTGCCTTGTAAGTACTTAACAACTCGTCTGCAGAATCAAAATCATAGTGTTGTGCTTTAGCAAAGAGTTCAATACGAACACGAGAGTTACGAATCCAGTCTACGAAGTCTTGTGAACTAGCTACCTGACTATAATCAGGATGTGCTTTTTCTAGTCTCTGTAAAGAGGACATCTTAGCCATCTCTTCTTGCTGCTGCTTTAAGCTTTGGATAACAGGATTGTTTTCAATTCTAGTATCTGTAGCTTTTAAAGGGTCTTCAAACCAATCCAAGTCTTGCGTCTTTGCTTGTGGCTGCGTGTCTTGCTTGTTGTTGAGTTGCTGCTTGATGATATCATCCAACAATCTACGACTCTCACCTACCTCTTGTGCTTGACGACCAATAAGCTTTTCAGCTTCTTGATGCATTCTTGCTAGTTCAGCAGGTGTCTTACCTCTATACTTCTCAGGTAAGTCGTCTTCCGGTTCTTGTGAGTTGTCTACTTGTGTAGTAGGATCAGTAGTACCAGTATCTAGTTCTTGGTTAAAGCCATCGAGGTTACCCTCTTCTTGCAGGTCAATCATTTCAGCCATCATGCCTCCTGTCGCTTTTGCGATTTTAGGATTTTAAAAATAGTTCGAGGTGGACGTAACACCTTTATGAACCAGTTATGCGTTTTGTTTTCTTTCCTGTGTCAGCTTCTCAGCTCTCACTCTGTTCCACCGGTCATAACTCGATGGATGGTCACCACTAAAAGGTTCTAGATAGATCCCAGTGGGGGAAATAATGCGAGTCGCCATCTCGCCACACTCACTACAACTTACCTCTTTTGTGTTGGTATCAACGAAGTGTTCAGTTGTGTGTGAATTCTTACATGTGAAGTCATACATCCTACGAGGCATTTACTTCGCCTTCTTCTTGTAGTCGTTCATAAACTTCACTACTAGCATCCCGAAGATTCTTTAGCCAACTCATGATAGATACTTCTCCTTTTTTGAAGTGAAGCTGTTCTACCGTACTAACACCACTAAGGTTGTCAGTGGCTGCTAACATAGTCTCTAAGTCTTCCATCAAGTCTTTCCACCCTTGGGTAGCCATCATGGAAAATCTATCTTCGTAATACTTTTGTATTTCTTTGTTCATCTTTTTCCTTGACATGGAGATGAGTTAATGATATAATAATAATATTATACCACACTTTTCTCCGTTTGTCAAGTACTTATTGCATTTTTGTTGCCATTTGCATAGTAGCAATCTTCTCATTGGACTGGATATCAGCTTCTTTGAGTGCTAATTCAGCAATCTTGGCACGTTGTTCGAAGTCATTACTATCACGAGCACCACGAGAAAGGTTACCAATCATCTTGGCTTCAGTTTCCATAGGCATTAACTGTGCTTCTACTTGAGCCTTCTGAGCTTCTGCAGCAGCCTTAGCAGCTTTAGCTTGAGTTTCCTGTAACTGAGCTTCTTTGATAGCTAAGTCTAACTGAGCAGACTGTTGAGCCAACGGATCAGGCTGTGACATCTCTTGTAGGGTAGCTACAATCTGTTCACGGTTAGATAAACTAGAAGATTGGATAATACCTTGTAGCAATACAGGGGTAATAGGTGAGTTACCTAGGGTCTGCATCAAGCCAATCATCTGTTGTTGTTCGTATTCACGAGCGACCATACCCATTGTTGATAGAGGTAGGAACTCTACGTCCTTAACTGGATAACGCTCAGGGTCAAACTGCATGAATCTCCAAGCAGATTTCTTGATGAACGGAATAAGGAAGTCTTCTTGGAAGTGAATAAGCGTTCTCTTGCTCTTCTTCATTAAGCCTGATAGAGCCATTGAGAGCCCTGCTCCTGACGCTTCACCGGCAGCTACCTGGGTGGGCATAGAGCTACTATCAATCGTGCCTGTAGCCTGCAATAACATCGCTTGGAAGGCATTTGCTGTAGTCAAGTTACCCGGATCTGTAGCACCGAACTTAAATGGCATCATAATCTCATTAGGATTACCGTTAACCAAGAAGTTCTTACCTGCTTTTACTTCATACTTAGCACCACGTGGTAGGCGAGTAGCATCCATCGCCATCATTGGAGCAGTAGTCAATGCTAGAGAGTCTAAGTGAGCACGAATCTGTGCGTCCATAGCCTTCTGCATGTTGTAACCCTTCTCAGCAGTACCTCTACCCCAAAAACGTCCAGGCATAGAGTCAGCTTGATAGGCAACAACCGGTCTATCATTCATCATGTAAGGTGATTTCTCAGCCTTAAGTAGGTGTTGACCATCAGCAATCACTACAATAGCCTCTACTAGGTCAGAATAGTCGTCAGCAGCAGAGTCTTCAGGGAATAAATCGACTACTTCACCCTCTTCGTTCTCTAGTTGTTCAATGTATTCACGAGGAACTAAGCCATAGTAACGGATCACAGGGATCTTGTTATCAATAAAGTTAGATTCTTCTTGTACTGGTTCTAAATCTGAGCTGTCATAGCTAGGTGCAATGTCGCATTTACGGTAAACACCGTCTTCCATACCCTTAACAATGGTGTGGAATGACATATATTCTTCAATAGCTACACCTAAAGAGTCTTCTACGCTACGTGCATTAGGTTCAATGAGGAAGTTACGTGGGTTAACAGGGTTTAAACCTACCAAGAACTTCTTAGTTTCTTGTACACCGATAGCTGCTACGTCTGTACCAGGAATTGCTTGTGTTGCAGGAGACAAAACCTTTCTCTCTTCAACTACAATCTCACCGATACCAGTACCATACAACTCACCAAGGAGTACAATCTCATCGATTGAACGCTTAATCTTGGTTTGTTTGAAGTCTTCGTGCATCTGATTACGGATAAGGATAACATCAGACTTATCTTGATCATTACGATCATCAACGATATCAAAGAATTCACCACGACCAAACACTGCTTCGCTGATCTCTGCTTGCTTAGATTCGATAGCTTGTTGCAAAGCAGGGGTAATGATACGTGATCTCTCTGATTCACGCATCTTATCTTCAGCCGCCCAAATACCTCGCCATAAACGCTCGTATTCTTCCCACTGATTTGTGTAGTTTACGTCTCTGTGGTTTCTCCACTGGTCACAATGATAAGAAACAAAGCTAACAATCTCTTTGTCAGACTCTGTTACTTCGTATTCTTTGTCGTCAGAATAGTTCTCTGCCATGTTTTATAGTCCTTTAGGGATGGAGGATTGGATAGATGATTCCATAGGATTAGCGTACTGAACTTGTCGTAGTTCGTTTGCTCTTTCTCTTTGGAAACTTGATGGTAGTAAATTAGCTACGTC